AAACAATTGCAGGCGGAGGCGGAGGCGGCATTGCAGAAGTATCAAGTGATACTACTCCGCAACTAGGCGGCGACTTAGATCTTAATAGTAACAATGTTACAGGCACAGGTGATATAACAATAACTGGCACAGTAACAGCAACAGACTTTGTAAGTAACGGAACAGGTACACCAACTTTAGAAAGTGCAACTAATGTTGTCATAGACGCAGCAAATGAAATTCAACTACAAGTCGGAAGCTATACTAAAGCCTCAGTAACATCAGTAGGTATGGTTACTGATATAATGTCATTGACACCATTATCAGCAGCGCCAGCAAGTCCAACTGTAGGAATGATTTGTGTTGCAGACAAAACAAATTGGGATCCGCTTACATCAGGTGGTAGTAGACCTTATGTTGTATTTTATGATGGCGCAATTTGGACAAACTTATCATCAGTAGCTTAATGGAGAAATAAATGGCTGTAAATTTAATTAATTTAGGTAACTTTGCAAACGACGGAACTGGTGATGATCTCCGAGAAGCGTTTGTTAAAGTAAATCAAAACTTTGAAGACTTGGACCTACGTAATGACGAACAAACATCTGCAAGTAATGTAGGCGATGCAGGCACAGGTGCTGATGTGTTCAAACAAAAATTAGGATATGATCTTCAGTTTAGGCGTATAAAGCCTGCACCAGGACAACGTATAATTGTTGAACAGCAAGATGAAAATATATCTATTGATGCAATTGGCGGTGATTGGAGATTTGTAACTAACAGTGGTACAGATTTATTAGAGGATAGTCTTGCTAATCAAATAGTACATCTTAAAGGCGTACCATACCCAGATGCTATTGCACCTGGAGTTGATCAAGTATTCATAAGCTATAATGGTGATAGTGGAGAAATTGAATTCCGTATAAATCCAAAACTAAAAGCAGATACAACACCTACATTAGGTGGAAACTTAGATGCAAACTTTCACGATGTAAATAACGGTGGTACAATAACTGGAACACAATTTAACGGACCACTAGCAGGTAATGTATATGGCATCGACGTGCGTGATTTTAATGTGTTAATTGATCCATTAAACTTTGACTTTGGTAGTGCAACAGGTGCTGCACCTAGATTGCTAGATTGGCTAGTACAAACTGCAAATGTAGACTTTGGCACCATTGAAGCACCCGACGGAAGAGTATTAGACTTTGGCACAATAGTATAGGAGTGCATATGTACTGGACAGCTGAAACAGGTACAAATTTAGGTACATATCAGGAAGGCACTATTCTTGATATTGCATTACCTGTAAACACAAATAATATTGTACAAATTAGTGGAAATATACCTCCAGGATTACGACTTGACGATACAAGCATTGTAGGCACACCTTATGAAGTTGCAAGAACAACTGATTTTACTTTTTGTTTACGTGCTTCAGGAACAGAAGACTTCGAGGATAGATCATACACTATTACAATCGAAGGTGCTGATACTCCTGTATGGGTAACACCTAAAGGTACTTTACAAATTGGTCCAAATAACCAGTACTTTATCTTAGATAGTCAACCTGTCGATTTTCATTTACAAGTTATTGACCCTGATATTCCAACAGGTGAACGGTTAGAGTATTGGATTGAGGACGGTGACGGTGTGTTACCCCCAGGAGTGCGTTTACTGCCCGAAGGACAGCTAGTAGGTGTTGTAGAACCGTTACTTGCATTAGATAAAGATGCAGGTGATGGAGGATACGACACGCAAGGATACGGAGCCTATGCGTTCGACTTTAGCGTAAGAAGTCATAATGGATACTCAAGTTTTTATTATGATGTTGAACTATATGATTACAGTATTAGAACAAGAGTTCCCCGTAAACTTAACAGGTACTATGAATTCATAGTCAGTGTATCCGACGGCGATGCAGTTGAGAAACGCAAATTTATAATTTATCTTGTCGGTGATGATTATTTACGTGCCGATAACACAATTATGCAAGTTGGCACAGGTATATTTACAGCAGATAACACTTATGTAAGAACGCCTATTTGGCTTACTCCTGCAGACATAGGAATACGCAGAGCAAATAATTATATTACATTATTCTTTGAAACTTTAGATCCTGTTAATGTAGCAGGTGATATTGGATATGAGTTACGTCCTACTAATCCTGATGGATCAACAAGCACACTTCCACCTGGTATGAGCTTAGACTCAGTAGACGGGGAGATTGCAGGGCGTGTTCCTTATCAACCTGCTGTAACAAAAGAATATAAGTTTACTTTAAGAGCTATAAGACAAGGTACACCAGAAGAATCATTTAAAGATAAAACTTTCACAGTTAAAATATTAGGCGAGATTGAAAGTGTTATAACTTGGAAGAGTCCTACATTGTTAGGTACCATAAATGCTAACGCATTAAGTATGTTAAAGGTTGAAGCTAATACAACACTACCTAGTAATTGGATTTATTATGAAATAAAATCAGGATCTTTACCTCCGGGACTAAGATTAGATCCTAGAGGCGAAATAATAGGAAATGTAAGACAGTTTGCAAATGCAACTGAAGGTGGTTTAGTTATTTTTGATAGTAGCAATACAACCTTTGATGCAGGTGCAACTACATTTGATAGATCATATATATTTACAATAGAAGCAAAAGATAAACTAGGTTACAGTGCAGTAACAAAAGAATTTAACATTGTTATCAAAGATCCAAACGGAACTCTGTATACAGACTTGTATCTAAAGCCAATGCTAAAACAAAGTGAACGTAGTATATTTAAAAGTTTTATAAACAACGGCGATATTTTTGATGTTACAAAACTATATAGACCAAACGATCCTGCATTTGGAACACAGCGTGATATTAAGATGCTGTTATACGCAGGAATAGAAAAACAAAATTTAGAAAGATTTGTTGCAGCAGCAGGACGAAATCACAAAAGGAAAAAATACTTATTTGGATCTGTAGAAACAGCTATAGCATATACGCCAGGTACAGATGATGCAATATATGAAGTTGTGTATGTAAATGTAGTTGACCCTGATAACACCGGAGATAAAAAAACTGCAAATAGTTTTACTAATTGGGTACAACGTGCAATTACAGCTGATAGTGTAGAGTATAGTCCATTAATGGATAGTAGTGCAGTAGGTGAAGGCGATAACGTAATAGAAGTTACAGTAGATAGTGGCGGTGTAAGACAAGTTGAACAGAGTAACGGCGGTATTGAAGTTGTAAAACGTGATGGCACAAGTGTTATTGATAAGTTTGACAGTAATGGCAATTTAATTGTTGAAGGACGTAGTAGCGACATTTCAATAGAAACAAAAGAAAATGACAGTGCGCCATTTAGATTTAGGCCAAATGGAAACACAATTAAAACCGATAGCGATTTAGTGCGTGTAAGTGATACTAACCGTAGAGAACGTTTTATATCAAATACAAGAAACATGCGTAAACGTTTACGTGAAGTTGGTGATACTGATAATGATTTTTTACCATTATGGATGCGTAGCCAACAACCAGGCACAATAGCATATCCAGGCTTTACATTATGTATTCCATTATGTTACTGTAAGGTAGGCGAAGCAGTAAATATCAAGGCTGCAATTAAAAACAGTCAATTTGACTTTAAAAAATTAAACTTAGATGTGGACCGTTATCTAATAACAGGCACATTAGAAAAAGAAGATGATCAGTACATACTGTTCACAAGAAATGAATCAAATGTATAAAACATATAAATATATGTGAGGAGTAATAAAGTGAGTGATACAACTAATATAACACCAGGGAGCGTTAATATTGCCTTTCCAGAAGCTGGAAAGGACAACGATAGTCAAGGTTTTAGAAATAATTTTTCTGCAATTAAAGATAGCTTGACTGGTGCAGCTGGCTACATTGCAACTTTACAAGACCATACTGCAAAAACAGACGAAGCAAATAATCATGCAGGTAATAATATTGTTAATGCAAATTTAGTGCAAATTTCCGAAGAGGCACAAATTGGAGCAGTAAGCAATACAACTTCGACAAAAACATTAGACTTTGAAGAAGCTGCCTATTATCAATTATCATTTAGTGCTGATTGCACAGTGCAAGTTAGAAATCTTCCAGGCACTAGTTCTGAACCATCACATAGCGTGATGAAAGTAATAGTCCGTATGGATCCAACCTTAGCTGCTGCCGCTGCTGCGAAACCTACTCTTACTTGGGATGTAGGTGCAGGTAATGTTTTACATAACGATGGAAATGCACTATGGGCAGACTTTGAACTAAATGGCGATGATAATAACAAATATGTTATGATCCAGTTTGAAAGCAACGACGGCGGGCTTACAACATTTGGCACAATCATAGGTGAATATGGTGTTTAGTCCTTTTCAAAAAGACTTAGCAGAATACAGTATAAACGAACTAGAATTAAAAGTTGCAGAATTATCACGTAAATGGCAGATGGCCGCGGCAAATCCAGCAATGCAGGATCAAATTGTTACATTTATTGATATCTATAAAGTAGAATTACATAGTAGAATTGCTAGTGAGCAATTAAAAGCACAACAAACACACGATTCTGAAGAATCTCCTCTTGACAAATTAATAAATGTAAACTAAAATAAGAGTATGCTTATGAAAACAGACTCTCTCGGTATTCCGAGATTTACTAATCGCGATCTTATAGATATGATTTATAGTGGCAACGTAGAAAAATGCCACGTAGTTCTATGCGAAGAATCAGATGACATAGACAAGTTCAACGCGGCCATGGAAGAACAAGGCTTTGACACGCTACAGAAGTACATCCCATTAGATGTAGATCAAAAGACTTTTGACGGTGTATGTCAAAGTGAATGGTTTATGCCTGACGAATATAAACGTCTTGATGTAGACACCTGGTGTCTACACAAACTAATGAAGATAAAAAATGCTACACATCAAGATCAAATATTGTTCTCAAAAGAATGGAATCGTACATACGAAGAACTGGAAGCGTTTGACGAACGTGGTATGGAAAATCTGCTACGTTATATGATCTATCTTGTAGACTTTATGCGTGAGAATAATATTGTATGGGGTGTA